CTGCATCTGGACGATTGGGTCTTGGGCTTTTTGCTGCGCTTGCTGCTGCGCTTGTTGCTGCTGGTGCGTCTGAGTAAGTTGGATAGCTGCCTTAGACTGGAGCTGCGCAATTTGCACTTCTAGCTCTCTTGGTAGCTCTTCGTCCATACCCGGCAGTGGCGCGCCTATCTTCTCTTCGATCTGCTGGCGGTACATAAACGCCGTGTGCTCTGCTATGTGAGCCTGTAACGAAGACATGATTTGGTTCGCCATAGGGTTTTGCCCAATAGTTTGCATAATCATGGGGTCTTGCATGAAAGCTTGGTGGGTCGCTATATGCGCCTGATGGTCTTGGTACATAAACGCCTTAATGGGGTTACCCACTAACACACCCATATTTTCACCTACTGGATCAACAGGGCGCATATCGTCTTCAGTAGGTACAAGCTTGTCGGCGTTCTTAATGCCTAGGACCTCGATCATCTGGCGATGAAGCTGTGGTAGGTCATAGATTTGTGGGGCGGCCTGTGCCATTTGCAACACGGTTTGATACTGCACAACTCGTTGTGCCATCGTGCTGCTGTTGGGATCACTGACAGGAATTACTTCCACCATAGCGTAGTCGGCGCGTCGCGCACGAGGTTCACCACGGTCAGGCACATACAGATACTCTTCTGGCGCGTACTCAGCAATGATCTTTCGGAGTAACTTAAACTCCTGTTTCATTGAGTAATGTACCCTAGACTGGACAGCGGCCATGGGCTTGAGAGTACGCTCTAGTAGAGCGAGTGTGGTTCCAACAGGCGCGTTAGCACTCATGTCGGAGATGTTCATATCTGAAATAGCGCCCAAACGTCGCCCCTCTTCGGTGATCTGCTTAAGCAGGGCAAAGAGAGTTTGGCTCGGCTCCTTATAGGGGAGCGGCATAATGTTGTCGCGGATAGAACCGGACGGCACATCTACATCACGGAATTCGCCCGGACCAATCGGTGTGTCATCGCCCTTAACTCGTAGTCCCCTAGATTTGAGACCACCGGGGAGATTAGATAGGGTTCCAGCGTCCACGAGCTGACGGATAATACTAGTGCCAGCTTTAGCGTAGCCACCAATAATGTGAATGAGTCCGAGTCCATAAAATCCAAATCCGGGGACGTAAGCATAATGTACGAAATGTTGACGTTTTAGTGTCAAAGGATCGTCAGGGTTCCAGTTACGGCGGATAGCCAGTATCTTACCTGTACCCTTCTCAAGCGTTACCACATAAGGCTTTGCGACTTGCAACGACTCTTCGTTGTCCGCACCATCCACACCGTCAATATTCAGGTCAGCGTGTACTTCAAGCACGGTGTAACGGTCATCTGAGGTCAGGGATATGCCCGACTGCTCAGCCTTAGCTTCTTCAACATCTGAGAAAAACGACACAGGGTCGCCAAGTTCCACGTCCCGATAGAACCCAGCCGCCTGTAGCTTAATCATTTCATTCTTTGTCTTGCGCATGACGTGCGTAACGCGCTCCGCGCTCTCTATGTTAGAGGCACCGTAGGGCACGATTACGTCTTCCGCAGGGATATATAAGGCAATCTGCCGCCCCAAACTGGGATCAAAATACACCTTCTTAAAGGCAGAGCCAGCCAAACCGAGGGAATACAACAGCCGCTCGTGTTCGGGGCGGTATTCTACCATAACTTCGGTAAGCTCGTAATTCATATCTGTCTTAACACGTAAGGCAGCGTCTTCTTTGTCTTGGGTAGCTTCACCAAGAATCTTAGTCTTTACAGGACCGGCGGCGGGGAACGTCTCGCTCATGGCTTCGGCTTGGAACCGGATAGCGGCTTCCGCCAAAATGTTGCTGTATACGCCACAGGCGTTTTCCCAAGGCTCGGTTCGCTCTTCGTACTTCATGCCCAGCACGTCAAGGCCCGCAACGTAGCTATCTGCCCAGTCACGTCGGGCGGCCATGTCACCTTCTACGGCTTCGCACAGGTCGCCAGATATTTCTTCTAGCTGCCCGTCTTCTAAGTAGTCAACAAGGTTCGCATCGAACGGCGCAGCATCAATCTCGTCTATTTCTTCGCCAAAGGTAATTTCTACGCTGCCGTCTTCTAGCACTACCTCGACACCCGTATCGGACATAGTATCTATAGCTATTACGGCTTCGTCTTCACCCATTTCTTCAATACCCTCGGGCATCCCGTACAAACCTTTCTCGATAGCCATCTATATATCCTCTTGGTCCCAGTTCCCTATCGGGCATTGGGCTTTTGTAAAAAATACTTTAATGGGCATTATGCACCCGCATTTCTTACACTGGTTAATTTTCTGCCTAAATTCTGGGCACGCCTGACATATATTTAGTCGCTTACCCGCCATTTGCTTAACTTCGGGCGAAAACAAACTAAAATTCTTACGTATCCAGCTTTCAGACTTTGCGTCTATTTTATCCACTAATAGTATCCGCCGCGGTGCCGGTAGGCCGCCTCGTTTTCTGCTTCGTCGGATGGCAGAGAGATAAACCCACCTTGCCTAAACCGCATCAACGCCATTATGGTTGTATCTACCAAGTCATCATTAGACATGAACGGAAAGCCTGCGACCTCCTCGACTACCTCTTCTGCCCAACGTGTTTGTGGAACATACACAAGTCCTGAGCGCACTATATCAGAAACAGAGTTAAGTCTAGCAGTTTTATCTCCAGTGCCTCTATGCGGGGTATACTCCTGCACGATTAGCCCAGACCTGCGCATCTCTTGATACAACGGCGTGCCACTACTTTTCTTCTCTACAATAAACGCATCCGGCTCCCACTCTAAATATTCGCGGGTTGCCATCTCTTTAAGCTCGTGAAATTCAAGCCGCTCTTTAATGGCGTTGAGCAGGATAATACAGTAGCAGTTCTCCTCTTCGTGGAAGAACACACCCCACGTAGTAAGCGCCGTGAAGTCAGCCCTGTTGTGTTTCTCAGCCGCCGCGTCGAGGGCCATAATTATATACTCACAACTAGGCGGGTCTTCAAGGAGCCACTCCTTCCACCATTCGCGCTTAACAAGTGCTGCTTCTTCCGCCGTAGGGTTCTGTTGATACTGCGAGTTCCACTGGAACAGCGGCATCGAGGCTTTGGTACGGTGTAGGGCCTCTAGGTCAAAGAACTCCGGCCACAGGGGCTTTTCTTTTACACTACCGTTGGGTTGCTCAATCTCCAGTATGGCGGGGAACTCTACCACTTCATACCTATCGGCCAGTTCGTTCTGGGCCATATCTCGCGTAACCCGCCCAGTCAGGTCGTCTAAGTGCCACCTAGTCTGGATGATTGCAACCCGCCCATGAGGCATAAGACGTGTCCGGGCGCCGTAGGTAAACCATTCGTACGCTTTCTCAAACACATCGAAGTTGCCGTTAATCACGTCTTGTTCTGAATGGGGGTCGTCAATTAAGAGTAGGTGCGCACCACGACCGGCGATGGAGGAGCCAATACCACACGCATAGTACTCCCCGCCCCTGTTGGTGTTCCAACGCCCCGCTGACTTTGAATCCGACGCGAGCTGTACGTTTGGGAATATCTTCTGGTACTGCGCGGTGGAGATCAGGTTACGCACCTTCCTACCAAAATCTACTGCAAGATCAGTGGTATGGGACACCATCATAACCTTCTTGTCTGGGTTACGCCCCAAGTACCAAGCCGGAAAGTATATAGAGACTAGCTGGGACTTACCGTGGCGCGGGGGGATGTTTACGCAGACTCGGTCCTTACCATCCACTGCAACCGCTCTACCGTTTTCGCCGTCCGCAGTCTTGCCCTTCTCTATCTCCATCAGCAGGCTGGCCAGTATCCTGTGGTGTTTACCTACCTTATAGTCTTCCTGCATCAAGCAACAAAACTCTATCAAGTCCGCGTGTGCGTTCTCTATGGCCTGCCGCTCTTCCAAAGCCTCTAATAAGTTAGCAATCTCGATCTGCTCGGCTTCGGTGTAACTATCCAGATTGTCTAACATGGTCTGGACTTCGTCGGGGGTAAACCCAGTAATCTCTTGGCCTGTGAGTTCCATTAGTCTTGGACCTCTTCGGCTTCTACGTCTATAACTTCAGCTTCGTACACACCCTCGGCGTTAAGCTTGAGGTTTTTGAGCCTCTCTAACTTTGTTCGCAATTTTTCTTGCAGTTCGGTGGTATTCTGATGCGTAATAGTAACTTCTTTGCGGTCTGCAAATAGTCCTACGTCTGAAATCTTACCTAGTAGCTCTAAAGCCCGCATCCGTATACGTGGGTCAGCGTTCTCTGTTTCCAGTATAAGCTTGTTTGTAACTAGATTGCGGATTTCAGCAGCGGAAGTAGCGATTATGTGGCTGAATTCTTTGAGGATGTTGTTTGTCTGGACTATGGACGCGGGGGTAAGCGTACGCATGTTGGCGTTCCCCACCTTCTTTGAGGTTGCCTCGGGGTCTTCCGCGTAAGTCGTCGCTAGTATGCTAGCTACTGTGTCGTCTGTTTCGTCCGGCGTAGCGTCTAGGCCATGCCCTTCCAATAAACGCACGGTGTTGCAGGCCGCCTCAGCCCTTTCTCGTAGGTCTAAGTAGGAAATGCCGGGCGGTATATCAACCCCGTAGTCGGGAATGATCGCTAGGGTCATTAAATTGTCTCGTCGCAAGCTGTTAGGCTGGTATGTGCCGCAGTATAAAATACAAAAAATTTTTTTACAACAAGGACTTGGGACTCCTATGGGGGGTCAGACGGTGTGTAGGAACACTAATATGCGCATAAAAAGGGAGAAAATGAACACTAACAGGCGCACAAGACGAAAAAGGGGGGAAAAATGAACATGAGAAGCAACACTAACAGGCGCATAAAAGGAAAAAGCAACACTAGTGGCGCATAAAAGGAAAAATGAAATACGGCGCCTTTAATTTCACTTTTAAGCGCTAAAGTGAAATAATTACACGTGTGTTTCACTTTCATTCAGCAGCGCGTAGGTTTTTATGGCCATCGGGTTAGAGGAATAAGGGCGACTTTCCTAGGGGAGTAAAAGGATTGAAATAGGGTATTTAAATAGTAGGTTTGGGTCCCTTGACGGGGGGGTATTGTTATATTTCTGGGACTCCTATGGGGGGGCCTTCCTAAATATAGGGGGGTGGGGGTCGTAAGTCATTGATTTAATTAAAGAAGGGGGTGGGGTGTTGTCGGAGCGAAGTATCGTTTGTGTGGGTTACTATGTAGAGCCGTGTGCTACCACTTGTCTCACCATTGGGTGTCCCCCTAGGGGGTGGGGGATTCAAGGGTAGGCGTGATATGCTAAACTTGACACTGTCTAGTAAGTATGGTATAATGGAGGTGCGGGTCTTCCGCATAACTTAAAACCTAGGAGGAGTTTAGGCTAAACCTAAACTCGAACGTCTATGGCTACATTTAATACGAAAGCTACAATAAAGAACCTAATCGAAATCCATACAACACAGGAGAGCAGCAAGCGCGAGGCGATGGTTCCCCTAATCGCGGAGTTCGGCGAGGCGGCGCTGCTGCCCCACAAGCAAGGCGGATTGAACGGCAACGCGTTTCGCGCGGGATCGAAACTCGATACGCGACAAACGGCGGCAGATGCTTGTGGATTGTCGCTTGATAAAGCGGAATCACTTTCCGCGATAATCCAAGGCGTGAACGCACACCGCGCGACGCTGTGGCAAGATTACCAGATCGCGCACTTTGGGTTAGAAAAGATCAAGCCACAGAAAGCGCCAGCCGCGCCTAGCGAAGAGTCACTCGAGCACAAAACGATGACGGAAGAGCGCACCGCGCACAAAACGAAAGCGCAGATGCTGCGGAAGGCGGCGAGGACGGCTGCGGCGAACGCCGTGATCGCGGACTTTTCGGGCGACAAGGATAAGCAAGGCGTGTACAAGCGCGAAGCCGAAAGCTTGAAAGCTCGCGCGAAGCAAAACGATGCGGTAGCGAAATCGATCACCAAAAAGTTGACCGAAGCGAAAGAGGGCAACACGCGCGAACGATTGCTCAATAAACTTGTTGCTCTCCGCGATGAGATCAAGAATGCGAAAGTAATTGATGGTGAGATCAACGCCATGACCGTTGGCGACCTGATCGACTACCTAGCATAACCAACCCGCGCACCACCCGCTAGACCAAGCCGCCTTCGGGCGGCTTTTTTTCGTCTCGAGTTTAGGTTTAACCTAAACTCCCCCTCCATATCCCACCTAGCTCTGCCCTCCCCTTCTGCACCACCCATCCACCTCGCACCCTGCTCGCCAACGCCGTGCCGCCGCTTCCCCATGACTGTGTCATGATAGTAGTTTTGGTAGCTAGTAGTGCGGCTCTCACTTTGTAACAATACAATGTTACATAAATACCGTGTCATGATAGTAGTTCAGCCGGCGCAGTTTAGGTTCAACCTAAACTCTTTTTGTAATGTTACGTTTTTTTAAGCCAAAAGCTAATGTGTAACATTGCGATAGTCACGTAAGTCATTGATTCTATGTGTAACATTCCTAATGTTACAATGTTACGTTCTAAAAACAACGTATAAGGAACAGAATCTCTCTTACCCCGTAACAAAACAAAACCTTCATGCATTGTCACAAAGTTGCAGATTCCTATATATATATATAAATCTTCATAACATTATAACATTAGGGGTAAAAACGTTACACAACCCGCATGAACACTGGCTTTGCAATGTTACATCTTTTGTTACAAAACCACTTTGAAAGCGTAACATTACCCCAAAACGTAACAATACAAACGTAACAATACCCCTGCCTAAAAACGTAACAGTACAAAGCCCAAAAACGTAACAATACAAACGTAACAATACCTCCGCAACTCTGCTAAATTATTTTATTTATTTTGTAACAATCACTTGACATTGTCTAGTAGATGTGTTATACTTGTTATAGTTGGTGGGAAATATTTTTTACCGACTACGGAGTTTAGGTTCAACCTAAACTCGATCACACTTTTATAGGAGAACGACATGAAGACGATTAAAAAGAAAGTATACAAGTTCAGTGAGCAGAGCCGCATGAACCAGAGCAAGTCTGCCAAAAGCAGATGGGACGCACTGACGCCCGAAGAGCAAGCAGCACAGATAGCGAAGCTGCAAGCAGCAAGAGCGGCTAAGAAGAAGAGCCGCCAGATAACCAAGCAGTCTAGGTTGAACCTAAACTCGAAGGGGCAAGAAGCAGAAATAGAGAAAGTAATAAACAGGCTTTGGGACGAGGATACACCCCCTAAGAAAGAACCTGCACCAGAAAAGCCAACACCCATGCAGAAGAACCTAGAGATATTACGTGTGCGCGTGGGTAAGCGCGTTGGGTTCGAGGTGAACACAGAGCAGGCAATAGAGTTTCTGGTCAACAAGTGGGGAGTGCAGGGACTATGAGCAAAGATAATAAGAAGGTAAACACAGAGCGCATGACCAAGTGGCGCACCGACTCTATATACAAGCCGAGTGACCTCAACACTCACGACCCGCACAACCAACACCGATGGGCTGACGAGGGCTTACCTCTGTGGGTTCTACCGCTGTACCTGCTAGGCGGGTGTGCGTTCATGTTGGGCATTGGCTATCTAGTTTTCTTGGGGCTGTTGTTGTGAGTAACAGAAGGTGGCGAGATTGGGACGGTAGCCTTAAAGCTGTCCCTTTGCTTTACAACCAGATGAGTCCAGAAGCAAGGCTCAGGCTACACGCCTACTTAGAAGAGGTAGCCGCACCAAGCAGTTTAGGAAAACCTAAACTCACCAACCATAAGGAGCAAGACGATGGAATATACGATGCTAGAACTTAAAGAAATGCTGAACTACATGGATGCGCAGTTGAAAGACCAAGGGCGCATTGTAGATGATCGCCTACTTACTAGGCGCAAGAATGTTGCACAGGCTGTGGCAAACCTCGAAGCTGCGGAAGAGTTGCAGCGTGACATGGGCAACCGCAGGGAGGGTAAGACATGGGATTCTTTATAAACACAGATGGCTTTCCGTACATCGAGAACTGGCATGACGCTGCGAACCATGAGTTTATGGTAGACCCCATTAGGGGTAAGGGCAGGAACGCAGGGTTGAAACCGATAGCCAAGCGCAATGCTACACACATGACGGTGCGGAGGGAGCGCAACCAGACAAGTCCGCTAGGGAATGTAGGTTTGTCCATAGTGTTCAAGCTGTACAACACCGACTGCGTGACGTACTTCGAGGACGGCAGCAAGAGGATAAGTCCAAACGGTCATCAGGAGCAAAGCACCATCGCGTTTATGACGGCACTTGTTGAGGGGTTTGTCCGTAACGCAGACGGGGGGTTCGTCTATTCAAAATATTGGTCTGCTCCGACTTACTACTTCGAGGGGGCACTCAACTTTGGTGCGGACGGTGTACCCCTAAACCCTAAGACGTGTGTAGTCCACAGGGTAAACAGGCGAGCGATGAAAGAGGTGCGCAAGCTGTATGCACCCTTCATGCAGTATGCCAAGGCTATGATAAAAGTAGCATACCCCCAAGATGCCGAGGTTAGCGGTGCCGATGCGGATATCAAGTTCGAGCTAGCGAAGCGGCTAGATACGCAGCGGGGTAGTTTCCCAAACACGGACGGCTCCGACACGCTGTGCGATCTCATGCGTGGGGACAACATCGAGGATTGGGCAGACACGCTAGAGTCGGTAGCTGCTATGTCGATGACTTACCGTTGGGCAAACTGGTCGGGTAGGCAATGGTACTACCAACCCCAACAAATACTCCAAGACCTTGACGAGGTACTCAAGTATGCACACGCGGACGCTGTGTTCGTAGAGGTAGAGCTTCCCATCGGGGAGTACAAGAAAGACCGCAACAGCAAGTATGTACGCTAGCAGTTTAGGTTCAACCTAAACTCAACAACACTAAAACCTATTTGGAGATAAACACCATGACTAATATACATTTAGAAGATCGCGTAACACTAACCCTTGGCGACACTGCACCCATGATGGCGGCTAACCCAAACAACAAATTCTATCTGGGAGGTGAGCCAGGTGTAGGCAAGACTAGTATTGCGGCGGAGCTATCAAGAATTACTGGCTACCCCTATACGATCATTGACGTGCCGAACATGGGCATTAGTGACGCAGCGATGCCGATACCCGACATGGAGTCCAAGACGCTCAAGTATTATCCCAACGGCAAGTTCGGATTGCACGAGGGCACGCCAAGGATCATCTGTCTGGACGAGTACACTAAGGGTTCGGACGAGGGTAAGAATACCTTGCACCCGCTACTCGAAGTGAAAGACCCAAGGCTAGGTGACCTGCCGCTACCCAAGGGCAGCATCGTGTTCATGACAGGTAATCTAGAATCCGATGGTGTGGGTGACAGCCTCAAGGCTCACAGCAAGATGCGCATAACGATGATCGAGATATCCAAACCAACAGATGATGAGTGGTTGCTCTGGGCAGCAGCGAATGACATCGAGCCTATTGTTATGGCATGGGTCAGCCGCAACCCTGACGCACTTGCTTCTTATCGGGATAAGGGACAGCACAACAACCCGTACATTTTTAATCCGTCTGTTATGGGACAGGGTTCAGTGGTAACGCCAAGGACTCTTGAGCTAGCTAGTAACTTAGTGAAGACCCGCCACTTGTACTCTAACGCAGCACTCAGGGCAGCACTGACAGGCACGATAGGCAGCGCAGCGACTAACTCGCTTCTGCACTTCATTGAGCATCACGAGAGCATGACCCCTTGGTCAGAGATTATGGCTAACCCGAAGTCAGCAAGGATGCCACCGAATGCAGGTGCGTGTGCGGTGCTATCGTTTAGTGCGGGGGAGTACATCAAGACTAAGGACGACCTCGATGCTTTCATGATCTACCTAGCCCGACAGGATGCGGGGTACGACACTGATGAGTTCCAAGTGATCTTTGGTGTGCGCCTCGCAGGTCAGAACTCTACCGATGCCAAGCGTAGATTGGCGTTTACTTCACGGGCGTTTGCCGAGTGGGCAGACCGCAATCAGGATTTACTATGAGTGATTCAAAACTAGAGCGCGACTTCAAGCGCAAGCGCATTGAGATTATGCGCAGTAAGCAATTCGTTGAGCTAGGCCCAGTAATGATGATGGGCACGAGGGAGTTCACACGAGATGTTCCCACTGCCTGTACTAATGGTAGGGACGAGAAGTACAACCCCGACTTTATATTCAAGTGGGGGGACAAAGGTGCGGGGTTCATTACCCTGCATGAGAACTGGCACAAGGCAGCGCGGCATCTTGAGATATACGAGCCGCTGTGGAAGCTGTGTCATAAGACGGCTAACTCGGCTATGGATACATGGATAAACCTAATCATCATGGAGGCAGACAAGGACGAGACAATTGTTGCCATGCCGCGTGACGAGAAAGGTAAACCAATCGGTCTGTGTGACCCGCGCTTCAAAGGCATGACGGTGAAGAAGGTGTTCGACATTCTTTATGCCGAGAAGCAAGAAGAGGGTGAAGGCGGGGAAGGCGGTGAAGGCGAGGGCGAGGGTGAAGGCGGTGGAGGCTTTGACGACCACGGTTGGGACGAGGCTAAGGAGATGACAGCCAAGGAGAAGGAATCTCTACAGTCTGATGTAAGCACCGCTATACGCCAAGGTCTCATGGCTGCTAAGAAAGTAGGCAAAGGTACAGACGGAGGATCGTTGGCTCTGGGTGAACTGCTCGCACCGAAGGTTGATTGGGTGGAGCAGATGAAGCACTTCATTCGAGCGACTTGCACTGCGGCAACCAGAGCTACCTTTAGGCGTATCGACCGCAGGTTCTTCGTAACCACTGGGCTAGTCATGCCGACTATGCGTGGAGAGTGTATCAAAGAGCTAGTAGTCGCACCTGATGTATCAGGCTCTATGTTCTTCGACGACTCGTTTGATGTTTGCATGAGTGAGATCGAGGGTCTAGCCCGACAGCTAGAGGTAGCGAAGATACACCTGATCTATTGGGACGGCTCAGTCTGTGCGCACGAGGAGTATACAAGCAGCACCTTTAAGAACTGGCGCACTCTGACTAAACCTCATGGTGGAGGGGGTACAGACCCGACCTGTGTGGCTGCCTATTTGCGAGAGAAGAAGATCAAACCTGATGCAACCATCGTGTTGACTGACGGCAAGGTCTTGGGTTGGGGTGAATGGGACTGCCCGATACTGTGGGGCATTCACAACTTGCGTGAAACAATCGTTGCCCCTGTGGGTAAAACAATTCAATTGGAGCGAAGAGTATGAACTTTATAGTTGCCGTAAATAACACGCAGTACGTGGTTGACGCTGAAAAGCTAGAGCGCATAACCGCCGAGCTTAGCGGGTGCTTGATATTTTCTAACGAGTACAACAGGGGCGAGGACGGAGGTGAATCTTTTTACACCTACCACGCCTACGAACAAGATGTTGAAGACGGTATGCACTCAGTGAAAGCAATATCAAGTGCGGCGCTCGCGGTAGCTAAGCTTGCAGGGCGCAAGAAGTAACAACAACCAGTGGAGTTTAGGATAACCCTAAACTCCTCCACACTTTTATGGAGGTAACACAATGGGATATAGAAGCGACGTAACAATGATTGCATACCCAAGCAAGAGGCATACAGGCAAGTTCGCTATGCTCAAGCTGTATGTAGATGAGAACCTACCCGATAAGTTCGAGGTGATTGGAGAAGGTGATGACCGCTACCTGTACTGCAATATAGAGGGGGTTAAGTGGTACGAACACTACGACACGGTGCAGCAATACAACAAAGCGTTTAGTGAGTGGGACGGAATGTTTACTGACCCTGACCCTGACCCAACCCAAGAACATGAGTCTATGTTTCATTATGAGTTCATGCGAGTGGGTGAGGATTACGAGGACGTGGAGTATCACCAAAGCTGCGGGGCAGACCATGCACTCAACATGAGCCGCGAAGTTTATATAGACCTTTGAAAGCTCACTTGACATTCTGTACCACAGTGTGGTACAATATAATTGTACGATAAAACTTTAACCTTAAAAACCAACCTACAATATGTAGGTTACCAACGGAGAACGACAATGAGTGAATCTTTGCTAAACGAGATGCGAACCGTAAACCACAAGCAAGCGGCTGCGCTTGTCCTCGCTAACCCCAACGTGCGCTATATGCTAAGAGGCGAACCCGGTGTAGGTAAATCAATAATTGCTGCTGCTATAGCACAGGCTACAGGCTACGCCCTGTCGATGGTTGATGTACCTAACCTAGACTTGGGTGACGTGGCAATGCCTGTAATCGACCACGAGAACAAGGTAACGCGCTATTACCCCAACGCACGGTTCGGGCTGACTACAGGAGAGGCTGTAGTGATATGCCTTGACGAGTTTACCAAGGGAGCCGACCCAGTAAAGAATATGCTTCACCCTATGTTAGAAGTATTTAGACCTAGACTAGGTGACCTAGATATTCCAGACGGTAGCATTATCTTTATGACAGGCAACATGGACACGGACGGTGTGGGCGATGGACTCGCGCAGCACACGAGGCAGCGTGTAGTCGAGCTTATAATGCGTAAACCTAACGCGACCGAGTGGTTGCAATGGGCGGCAGCTAATGGGATTCACCCTGTTGTTATGGCGTGGGTGGACAGATACCCACAAGCTCTAGCCTCGTACCTCGATGGAGCGAACAACGAGTTTATATTTCACCCCGCTAACCCACAGGACAATGTGGTATCGCCTCGCACCCTTGAGATTAGTAGTCGTATCGTTTGGCAAATGGAACACTTCGATGGAGAGTCACTTGTCGCTTCTCTAACAGGTGCAGCGGGCGCGCCGTTTGCGGAGTCCATCTCTTCCTTTATCAGGTTCCAAGAGAGCTTGCCATCTGTGAGTTCGATTACTACTTCACCCGACACAGCGATGATCCCAGATGACGCAGGTGCGCGGGCGGTACTTACCTTCGGGCTACTACAGCACGTCGAGAAGGATAACTTGAGCAATATTCTTAAGTACCTGCGCCGTATGGAGGAGGAATTCCAAGTCATATTTTGTGTGGCATTGGCGCGGCATGCGACCAAACGACAGATCGCATTCACCAACGGTGACTTTGCACTGTGGGCAGCAGACAACGAAGACTTATTGTAAACCTACATAATGTAGGTTGGAGATTAAATTATGCTAGCAGATAGAAGATTCAAAGCGATTAAGATCGGGCTAATGCGCTCGAAAGAGTTCGGGTTACTGCGTGGTGTGGCTATGCACGGCAACACCTATATCACTACTGACGTACCAACAGCGGCAACTAATGGGCGCGACTGTTGGTTCAACCCTGACTTTCTTTTCAAGGACGTGAAGAATGAGGGGGATAAGGGCGCGGCGTTTGTCATGGTGCATGAGTGGTTACACAAGGCGGGTATGCACTTGGTGACTTACCGCAGACTTGCCGAGCAACATGCTATGCGAGCCAACATGGCGACCGACTATTGGATTAACGACCGTATCCAAGTGGCTGACCCGCAGCGGATACTAACGGAGATGCCTATAGATGAGAACGGCAAGGCTATTGGCTTGTATGACCCTAAGTATCACGAGTGGACGGTGAAGCGTATCTTCCGAGAGCTTGAGCAGGAGCAAGCAGGAGGTGGCGGCGAGGGCGAGGGCGAGAGCGAAGGCGACGCAGGGTTCGACAACCACGATTGGGAGGGAGCGAAGAAACTTAACGCCGAGGATAACGAGAAGCTAACCGAAGACATCAAGCAGGCGATACGACAAGGACTACATGCGGATGCTAAAGCAGGTGCAGGGGGCTTAAAGGATGCCCTGGGCTTGGGTGAACTGGTAACGCCCAAGATAAGTTGGCGCGCGCTGCTGCGTATGTTTATGAACTCGGCATGTAGAAAGAAGGAGCAATCTACTTGGCGACGACCTAACCGTAGATTCCTGCACCAAGATGTGATTATGCCTACGTTACAAGGTAACAGCATCAATGAGGTGGTGATTGCGCGGGACACTTCGGGTTCTATGTTCTTCAAGGATAGACTCAGAGATGTGACGAGCGAGATACTTGGTATTGTTAAGGCAGTATCTATCGACAAGATACACTTCATTGATTGGGACGGACAGGTGGAGAGTCATGAGATTTACTCCAGCGACGAACTGACCGCTGCCCCTGCTATGAAAACTGCAACAGGTGGAGGTGGCACTGATCCGACGTGTGTATCTGACTACCTGAAAGAGAAGGGCATCAAGCCTGACTGCGTAATCATGCTGACTGATGGCAAGATTAATAGTTGGGGGAATTGGACTGTTCCAATTCTGTGGGCAATAACGAACGACACGAAGATAACCGCCCCTGTGGGCAAAACAATTCAAATTGATTAAACCTACATATTGTAGGTTGGAGAACAGCAATGAGTGCAATAGCAAATAGTGCAGTATTAGTTAAGCTAAACATTAGTGTGTGGGGTGCAAGCAAGCGCAACAAAGACCTAGAGAACGAAGTTGCCAAGGGCAAGAACGCCGACCCTCGAGCAATGCGTATGTACGACAACCTGATGGTGGGATCAGTGGGACACAAAGATATACAAAAGCACGCCGCCAATGTTCGGTTATGGCATTCGGCTATGACGCTGCCTTGGGATGACAAGGGTTATCGCCTATGCCCAACAAGTTTGTTCATCGACTACAAAGCGCAGCATAACTGGAAGCATCAAGAGTTTGACCGTTTGGTTAAGACCTTTGAGAACAAGTACGCTACCTATCGTGAGGTTGCTAGAGAATATAGAGGTGACATATTTAATGAGGAAGACTATCCGCTTGTTGAACAGATACTTAACAAGTACGCATGGGGCTTTGTTGTTGCGCCCGTACCCGCTAGTGGGCACTTGTGCATAGACCTACCAGAGCAGGAGATGCAAGAGTTACGCGCCGCGTGTGACGGGGAAGTAGAGCGCAAGATCAGAGAGGCAGTCAAAGAAAATGAACGGCGGCTACGCAAACAACTCGATCAGATAAGTGCAAAGTGCGCGGTGCAAGGGGACGCAGACGACAAACGGTGGCATGATACTTTTGTGTCTAACCCACTGGAGCTATGCCGTATGCTTAAGCACATGAATGTTACCAATGACCCCAAGTTAGAAGAAGCGCGCAAGAAGTTAGAAGAGATCATGGAGGGCAAGACAAAGGATATGTTCAAAGATCAGCCCGAAGTGCGCGACGAAGTTAAAAAAGAAGTTGACGAAATAATTAAAACCTACGAGTGGTAAGGAGAACAACATGAATTTTACACAAGTATATAGTCACCGCCCCGCGAGCCGAGCAGCTAACGCGGCAAAGCAAATAAAAAGCGGGAGCGTAACGCGCTTCCTCAACATGCCCAGTAATGTTTATCAGGAGGAGAAGTTTAATTACCCGCTCACAGAGTTTAGTCCAGAGGCAGACCCAAATCAGCACAGGGAGCGAAAACAAGCGCACAGGACAGCGTACAGACTACTGCGCCACCTTGCGCCTAAAATGATGCGCTTAAACTTTTGCGTTGATCTATCCTTCAATGCTACCTTCCATTCCATGCTTGTTTTCGATGGGTTAGAACCTGTGGGAGCGGTATACGTTAACGACGATACAGGTGCGTTGAACTTTACTAACAACCGTATAGTAGGCGCGTTGCGTCGCGGGACGTGCATGGAAACTACTAGTGATTCTAAGGCTGCCTCTATAATCCGCAAATACTTTTATGGTATGAGCAAGGTTGAGACTCTTAGCGCCACCGCAGTGATAATAGACAGAGCAGTAGCCTCCGCGCACCAAGACACGAAATATAAACTAGGTAACGCAAAGCGTAATATCGTGCGAGAGCTAGAGGAAGCTGCATTTTCCGACCCGCTTCTTAGCCAAGCAGTGCAGCAATACTTCAAAGCTAAAGGCATCGGAGAGTATGTAGCAGCGCATAAAGACGCCGCAGAAGACCTTACGTTAGTAAGTGAAGCCGCCAAGGCGCAGAGCCGAGGTCAAGGTTTGTACTTACAAGCCGCAGAGAACGGATACCATGTATGGCAGCATCGCGACACAAAAGTACGCACCTACAAGCGAGAGCTATTACCTGACAAAGTGCGCGGCGCGATAGGACTGCTTAAAATGGCAGAGGACAACAGCTTCATATCTAATGTTGGCTTTAAGCACGCCGAAGGAATGTTTTGGGTATCAGAGGAGATAGCTAATGAACTCAACAGTTAAGCGCAGAGGCAAGGGTGTTAAGCCTGCTATGGCACACGTAAACCTGCGCATCGCAACAGAGGTGTTAGACTACTACAAAGAGAACTACACCAACTACACAACCGCGATGCGCGATGCACTTGAAGCGCATGTAATAAAAACCCAAGAAACTTTACCCGAAGATTTCGACGACTAACCTACAAATTGTAGGTTGGTATGAAGATTAACCCCGCCTTTGTGCGGGGTTTTTTTGTGCTTTACAAAGTCCAAACTATGCGCTACGCTCCTTGCATGGCTTTAACCCCCGAAAAGAAAGTGAAGAACAAAGTAGTGCGATTGCTCAAAGAGCATGGCGCGTATTACTTCTTTCCCGCCAGTTATGGTATGGGTCGCAGCGGAGTGCCCGATGTTATATGTTGCTTTAACGGCAGCTTTCTCGCTGTTGAATGCAAGGCAGGTAAAGGCAAGACTACTGCACTACAAGACAGGGAGATAGCTGCGATTCGTAAATCGGGTGGCACTGCACTTGTTATAAACGAAAACAACCTACACGAGCTTGAGGCTCACATAAATGAAATTCATAACGCTCGACTTTGAAACTTATTACGACAGGCAATACAGTTTGTCTAAACTTACTACGGAAGAATACATACGCAGTGACAGCTTTGAAGTCATTGGCGTCTCCGTTCAAATAGATGATAGTAGTTCTAGTTCTACCACATGGTTTTCTGGAACGGAAAAGGAAACGCAGGAATTTTTAGATTCGTTTGATTGGGAAAACTCTTTAGCCATTGCGCACAATGCTATGTTTGATATGGCTATTTTAAGTTGGCGGTTCGGTATAAAACCTGCACGCATAGCAGACACGCTCTCGATGGCTAGGGCAATACACGGCACGCAAGTAGGTGGCAGTCTAAGGGCACTCACTGAACACTACGGCATAGGCAAGAAAGGCACTGAGGTTTTGAACGCGTTGGGTAAGCGGCGCGAAGACTTCTCGGAGGAGGATTTGGAGGCGTATGCGGGTTACTGCAAGAACGACACGATAATCACTTACAAACTATTCAAGTGTCTTATGGCTGAGGGTTTCCCTGTAGTAGAGCTTAAACTTATCGACTTAACTTTACGGATGTTTACTGAACCCGTACTACAAGTAGGGTCTTATTTGCTAGAGGGTCACTTAGACGAGCTTAAAGAGAAGAAGGCTACGTGGCTTGGTAAGGCAGGTGTTACCCGCGAACAGATAATGAGTAACCCGCAGTTCGCAGAGCTACTTATAGCGCAAGGTGTTATACCCCCCGTTAAGGTCAGTTTAACCACTGGCAAAGAAACTTTAGCTTTTGCCAAAACAGACGAGGCTTTTCAAGCCCTTAGAGAGCATGAGAACCCTGTTGTGCAGATACTTATAGGGGCGCGGCTAGGGGTAAAGTCTACTATTGAAGAGACACGCACAGAGAGGTTTATAAACATCGGTAACAGGGGCGCACTGCCTATACCGCTAAGGTACTACGCTGCGCACACCGGACGGTGGGGCGGGGACGACAAGATCAACATGCAGAACCTTCCCCGTGGCTCAATCCTTAAAAACGCCATGCTAGCCCCTCAAGGCTATACTTTCCTCGACTGCGATTCTTCACAAATTGAAGCAAGAACCTTGGCATGGCTCGCAGAACAAGATAATCTGGTCGGTACTTTTGCAGCAGGAGACGATGTGTACAAGGTTATGGCTTCTTCTATATACGGCAAGCCAGAGGAAGAGATCAACAAGGACGAGAGGTTTATAGGTAAGACCACGATACTCGGTTGTATCGGTGCTGGGACTAGGGTACTGTGTGAAACAGGGTGGAAGCCGATAGAACAGGTAACCACATCGGACAGACTTTGGGACGGAGAAAATTGGGTATGCCACCAAGGATTACTAGAGAAGGGTTTGAAAGAAACTGTGAGTCTTTGCGGGAGTTGGTTAACACCCGACCACAGGATATTGTGCGGGGGCAAGTGGCAGGAGACGCAGTCAGTGGTGCAAGACGAAAGCACCCTCTCCCAAGCATTGGTGACCGGAGCGGCAAAATTACCGTTAGAGGCTTTGTCAGGGGAGTGCGGGGAGGCGTTAAGGCAGTTATCGTTAAATGCGATTGCGGGCGACCCGAGTATACAATCGACCGGCACAACCTTAAAAACTTTAGGACTACTCGCTGCCCAATCTGTGCTAAGCAAGCAAGCAATCAAAAAAGGTATTGGAAGTATGCCGCAGCCATGCCAGATGATTCCCATAGAACACGACTCCTCAACAGACTTTCTTCTGCTATCTCCCGGTGCCATAACTCAGGAAATAGCAGGCACAAAGACTACGGGGGTAGGGGTATACGGGTTCACCACGAGTGGAGAGAGGACCGAACAAAGTTCCTCGCGTATGTACAGACACTTGAAGGATGGGATAGCCCGAGCTTGGAAATGGACCGCATCAACAATGACAAAGGGTACGAGCCAAACAACATACGGTTCGCAACCCGAAGCCAAAACATGCGAAACACTAGAAGCATCCAAAAGTTGCAGCAAGAAGTTAATGACCTACGATCTCGCCTACGCAGGGCCGAACAATCGCTTCACAATATGGACGGATAGCGGACCGGTAATTGCGCATAACTGTGGCTACGGTATGGGTGCTGCTAAGTTTAAAGCGCAGCTCAACTCGATGGGGGTAGAGCTAGCGCAAGAAGAGTGCGACAGGATCATACAGATTTACCGTAGGGCTAACCCCTCTATTACAAAGCTATGGCGCACTTGCAACGATGCTTTGACTGCCATGGTTAAAAACCAGAGCGTAACGCTAGGTAGGGGCGGGTTACTCAAGGTGGAAGGCAAACGGGGTATACGACTACCTAACGGGCTGTATATAAAGTACCCGAACCTACGCAAGAGGATTGACGAGGAGACAGGACGAGAAGAACTTGTCTACGACACTAAGAGAGGACGCTCAGTCATACCGAACAGGATATACGGCGGTAAAGTTGTAGAGAACTTATGCCAAGCCCTAGCTAGGTTAATCATTGGGCATCACCTGCTGTTGATAGCTAAGAAGTACAAGGTTGTCATGACGGTTCATGATGCTGTAGGTGCAGTGGCAAAAGAAGACGAGGCAGAAGACGCCATGCAGTTTATATACGCCTGCATGAAGCAGACACCTGATTGGGCAGAAGGCTTGCCCTTGGATTGTGAAGGTGGTTTCGGAGCCTCTTACGGAGAGTGTTAATTAAGAGGGCGAGCTAATGAAGAGTAAAGATAAAGACTTCAGAAAGACCCAACAAGACTTGACCGAATTAAATGGTGAAGGGAATAGACAAAGAGGCCCTGAAGGCGAAGACGAAAGTGATACCAAACCAGATGATGGCAGTAAAGAAGAGGCTGCGGAAAAGTGGAAGTTAACTGTAGGGACTAGTGGAGGACACGCTAATGAGTAACAGAGATTCGTTAGACGCAGACTTAGATAGATGGCAAGACGAGCAAGACGAAGACTACATTGACCCTGCTGAGCTAGCGCGTGATCGTGCTGAGTACTTAGCAGACCACGGAGCTTATGATGACTAACGAAGATATAAGAGCCATGCTTAAACTGTTCGCCCGCCAATTAGAAATAGCGGCGCAGCTTAGACAAATTAAAGAGGCGAACAAATGAATGGCAAAGGAAGTAAGCGCAGGCCCACGTTCGTCCCCCTGCACGAGTTCGGGGATAACTGGGCAAAAATCTTTGAGAAACCAGAACAGAAGGGAGAAGAGAATGTTGACAGCAGAGATACCGAACTTGAACGTGGAACCGAAGAAGGACAGTCCCCTACAGAAACAGACGGGCGGGACACACTATAAGAACATGGCGATCCAACCTGCCGAGTACGCAGAGAAGAACGGCTTGTCGCTACTAGAAGGTAATGTGGTTAAGTATATAACTAGGTGGAAGTTAAAGGGGCAACCCTTGTCCGACTTAGAGAAAGCCAAGCACTGCATCGACTTGCTGATTGAAATACACAACGTCAAATGAAAAAAATAACAATCGAACTCACAGAAGAAGATGTTGAGACGGTACTCGCGCAGCTTGCTAGGATAACGGAGCTGCTTGAGATACTCGCGGAAGGAGATGATGATGCTGATTGAATGCAACGT